CAGAAAACTTTATGGCCTTAGAAGAGGGGAACTAGTTACTCTAACTGGTGGTACCGGGTTAGGTAAATCTAGTATCACTAGAGAGTTAGAGCATTGGCTTCTTAAAAATACTGAGGATCGTATAGGTATTCTAGCTTTAGAAGAGAACAAAGAAAGAACAATAGATGGACTAGTATCTATTGAAGCTGACGCTAGAATTTATATTGACCAAGTAAGAGATGAGCTTCCAGAGGGCGAATGGAAAAAACACTATGATAATTTAATTAATGGTGTCGGCAAAGATAGACTTTGGATTTACTCCCATCTGGGGCAGCATGACGTTGAAGAAATCTTTGCTAAATTACGATACATGATTATGGGTTGTGATTGTAAATGGATAGTAGTGGATCACTTAGCTATGCTTACTTCCGCTATGGAGGGCGGTGATGAGCGCAGATCTATTGATAATATAATGACTAGGCTCAGATCTTTAGTAGAGGAAACTAATGCAGGTATGGTATTGGTATCACATCTTAGAAGAATAGAGGGCAACAAAGGACATGAGCAAGGCGTAACAGTTGGATTATCTCACTTGAGAGGTTCACAAAGTATCGCTCAGTTATCTGATTGCGTTATAGCTATTGAAAGAAACCAGCAGTCTGAAGATCAGACAGAGGCTAACACGACTCATCTAAGAGTATTAAAGTCTAGGTACACAGGGGATACAGGAGGTGCAGCACACTTATTATATAATAAAGAAACTGGTAGATTAAAAGAAGTCTTTGATATGAATGACGAAGACGAACTAATAACTAACTACGAGGATGAGATACCCTTCTAATGAATCTAGTATTTGACATAGAAACAGATGATCTTAAAGCTACAAAAATATGGTGCATTGTCGCATATGATATAGATGATCAATGTCTTTATTCTTATGGCCCAGATGAACTTGATAAAGGTTTAGATCTTTTATCTAAAGCTAAGAAACTTATCGGACATAACATACTAGCTTTTGATATACCTGTAATCAAGAAACTATACGGACTAGACTTGGGAAATAAAATAATTAGAGACACTTTAGTTTTGTCTAGATTATTTAATCCAACAAGAGAAGGTTCCCATAGTCTTGAAGCTTGGGGATATAGATTAGGACATAACAAACTAGAGTATAAAGAATTTTCTGATGGCTATACTCCTGAAATGTTGAAGTATTGTCAGAACGATGTCATGTTAAATGCTTTAGTTTTTAAACACTTACGAAAAGAATCTAAACAATTTTCTAGTAAGTCTATATCTATAGAACATGATATTGCAGCAGCAATTCATAATCAGAGAGAAAAAGGATTTCTTTTAGATTTAGAAAAGTCTCAGTTATTATTTGCAAAATTATCAGATAAGATGCAAGAGGTAACAAAGAAAGTTACTAAATCTTTTAGACCTAAAAAAGAAGTATATACACTTAGGGCAACTTATAATAAAGATGGCACACTATCTAAGTTTGCAAAGTGTAGAGAGCTTAGTAAAAGAATCAGGTTATCTAGTGACGAGTATGATAAAATAGAAAAGCAGGGCAAGATTAAGCGAACTATTTCTACTGAGTTTAACTTAGGATCTAGAAAACAGATAGGTGAATACTTACAAGACTTTGGATGGAAACCTAAAAAGTTTACACCAACAGGACAGCCTATAGTAGATGAATCAATACTAAGTAAAATAACTCACATACCAGAAGCGCAGTTAATAGCTGAGTTTTTAATGCTTCAAAAAAGAACAGCACAAATATCTTCATGGCTCAAAGAAGTTAAAGAAGATGACAGAGTGCATGGGTATGTTAATTCTAATGGAGCCGTAACTGGTCGTATGACACACTCTAGCCCTAATATGGCTCAGATACCTAGTGTAACGGCAGATTACGGTAAAGAATGTAGAGCTTGCTGGACTGTCCCTAAAGGTTATAAGTTAGTAGGCATTGATGCTTCACAACTAGAACTCAGGATGTTAGCGCACTACATGAATGATGAGGATTACATTAATGAAATTATTAACGGAGACATTCACTCCACTAATCAAAAACTTGCAGGGCTTAAATCAAGAGATCAGGCAAAAACATTCATCTATGCACTCATATACGGAGCAGCAAATAAAAAGCTTGGAACTGTGGCTGGAGGAAGTGGAGAGCTTGGTAAAAAACTTAGAGAATCATTCTTTAATAATTTACCATCATTTAGAAATCTTGCAACTAGAGTTGAAAGATCGGCTTCAAAAGGATACATTAAAGGAATAGATGGTCGAAAGCTTATTATAAGAAGAAAACATGCAGCACTAAATACTTTGTTACAAGGTGCTGGTGCTGTAGTAATGAAGCAGGGACTTATATTATTTAATGATTACATTAAAGATCTAGATGCTAATGTAGTAGCTAATGTCCATGATGAATGGCAAGTAGAAGTAGTAGAAGATCAAGCAGATCAAGTAGGTAAACTTGGAGTTAAAGCAATCCAAGAGGTACAACGTACACTATCTTTAAACTGTCCTCTAGATGGGGAATATAAAATAGGAGGGAACTGGAGTGAAACACACTAACGATCCAAACAGATTTGGAGATATGGCAGAACACTATGCTGTTACTTATCTATGGGATAAAGGTTATCAAGTCTTTAGAAATTGTGGATGCACAGGGCCTATAGATATTGTAGCTGTTTCCCCGGGTGGCACAGTTAAACTAATAGATGTTAAGTCTTATAAAGATGGAAGGCTATCAGCTAGGTCGCCACTACAAAAGAAACTAGGTGTTCAGTATCTCCATTATAATAGTCAAACTAGAAAGTTAAGGTTTGTAAACCATCAAAAAGATAAAGGAAAGCAGCTTGAATTATTCTAAAAGTCTAGATACTTTAGTAGAAGATATCTATAAAGCCATAGATGGACTCTCTGAAAACAAAGATATAAGTATATCTGAGGAAATAGCAGAGGAGTTTGGTAACAAAATAAAAGAAGCTTTACTTCATTGGGCTACTCCTAGAAATCAAGAACAAGGGTTACGAATGAGCAACATTGGTAAACCATCTAGGCAGCTTTGGTATGATATGAAACTTAAAGCTGAACCTAAAAAAGTTCATCCGTCTGTACAAATAAAATTTCTTTATGGGCATTTGTTAGAAGAAGTCTTACTCATGTTAACAAAACTAGCAGGTCATACTGTAGAGGATGAACAAAAAGAAGTTACTGTTTCTGGAATAAAAGGACACATAGATTGTAAAATAGATGGTGAAGTTGTAGATATTAAATCAGCATCTAAGTTTGCTTTTAAGAAGTTTGAGGAAGGTACTTTAGGGGAATCAGATAGCTTTGGTTACTTAGCTCAGTTAGCAGGTTATGAGAAAGCTTTAAAGACTAATGAAGGCGGCTTCTTGGTAATCAACAAAGAAACTGGTGAGCTTTGTTTATTTAGACCTGATGATTTAGACAAACCTAATATTACCGACAAAATTAAATTAATTAAGAAAGAATTAAAAATTGATTCGCCTCCAGAAAGATGCTATAATCCTATACCAGAGGGCGTTAAAGGTAATATGAAACTACCTAAAGAATGTTCTTGGTGTAATCACAAGTTTGAATGTCACTCAGATGCTAATGAAGGAGAAGGGCTTAGAGTATTTTTATACTCTAAAGGCCCTGTATACTTTACCAAAGTAGTATCTACTCCAAAGGTACAAGAAGCATGAATAGAAAAACCATTAAAAAAATAAATAAACAAGTGCCAATTATTCTTGTTGATTGGGTAAAATCACTGGTTAACCAAGAAGAAAGTAGCAAGGTTTCTATAGATAATGTAGATGATATGTTACCGAAACTTCAATATGTTAGCCATAATGGAACGTATGTTCTAGGCCAGTTTAGTAAAAGATGGACTTATAAAATACTAAAAAAGATGGTTAAGCAAGGGCATATTTTAAAGGACATAGACTATAAATACTTTAGTCTACATTATAAGGATTATTTGTATGGTGGCTAAAAAGAAATATGCTTCAGTAAGAAAGAAACGGAAAGCCAGACCAAAAGAATTAACAAAGTATCATTCTAATTGGGAGTATAAATTACATACTGGACTACTTTCAAAATGGCAGCATCATCCCACAGAAGAAAATATAATTCAGTATGTTGTCAACCACAAATATCATCCTGACTTTTTAGCTGAACATGATGGTAAAATAATTTTATTAGAGTCTAAGGGGAGATTCTGGGACTACCATGAATATAATAAATACCCTTGGATTAAAAAAGCTTTACCAAAAAATATGGAATTAGTATTTTTATTTGCTGAACCTAATTCTCCTATGCCTCAAGCTAAACGGAGAAAGGACGGCACAAAAAGAACTCATGCAGAGTGGGCTTGGTCACATGACTTTAGATGGTTTTCGGAAGAAAGCTTACCTGATTCTTGGGTAGATATGGACTTTAGAAAAAAACTTGATGAACTTAATGAGGAGGATATGTAACATGGGAGTAGCTAGTATAGATAACGCAACACCTGAAGAGTGGGACAAGGCTGCTAAAACATCATATGGTTATGATAGAGGATATACTAATGGTGGTCTTTATTATGATGGAGGATTAGCTGAAGATAATGTAAACAAGCCACCACATTATAATAAAGGCGGTGTTGAGTGCATAGATGCTATAGAAGCTATGTTAACTCCTGAAGAGTTTATAGGATACTTACGAGGCAACACACTTAAATATAGGTGGAGGATGCGCTACAAGGGTAAAGCGATAGAGGATTTAGATAAAGCAAAATGGTATGATGATAAACTATCTAAGTATCTAAAGGATAATCCAGATGCGTTGGGATCGTAAATCAGAGAGGACTATGAAGTATAACAAAAGAAAAAAATTAAAAAGGAAGAAAAATGCAGCCAACTTTAATCACATCAAAAGAAAACTATCTAGGGATAGAGATAGATCAGAGCCGTGATGCTAAACTAAATAGTTTTTCTATAGAGACTTTAAAAGACAGGTACTTATGGGGAGAAGAAACAAATGCTCAACAAGCTTTTGCTAGGGCTTCAGTATATGGCGCAACCTTTCAGGGAACTACTGATTTTAATCTTGCACAAAGACTTTATAACTACGCAAGTAATAATTGGTTCATGTTTAGCACTCCTATCCTTAGTAACGGAAATACCAAGCGTGGCTTACCTATCTCTTGTTTTCTTAATTATGTTCCTGATTCAAGGGGCGGTCTTTCTAGTCACTACGATGAAAACATATGGCTT